TCACTGTGCGAGGTTTGGCTCCATTATTTCTAGTTGTAGGGGCCACCACCATCGAAGGTTGACTAGCAGTCGAAGTTCGCTCTTGTTGGGTATTCCCAACCTGCCAATCATGATCTGGAAACGCTCTTCTGACCGTTTCGTCAATTTGTCTAAAATATTCTTGAGAGTTTGGTTTAACTCCCTGCTTTACTAGAGATGCATGTTTGCCATAGGCAAGAGATGTCATCTCTTCATAACCCTCTTCCATAAACCAAGGATTGGAAGCTGCCCATTCCTCTGTCTCTGGGTCTGGTCTAGGGACAGCTTGCTGTTGCTGTTGCATTTGCTGCTGCTGTTGCTGTTGCTGCTGCGCCCTAAGTTGTTGCTCGTATTGCTGATGTTTTTGCTGCTGTTGTTGTTGGCCTGCAAAATTCTGCTCATAACGTCCAGCTTCCGTTAAGTCAGCGGTAGCTTTTGTTAGTGCTTCCTGGGCAGAAACCACATTGTCAGTGTCCCCTTCCTCGTAAGCTTTTCTGTACTGTTCTTTTGCTTGATTGAGAGATAGCGCAGCACGTTCTTTGACTTGGTTTATTAAGGCTTCTTCGCCCCTACCGATCAAAGACTCGTACTCTCTGTTCTTTTCTGCCATCTGCTGCGCGACACGATAAGCCTCATCTCGCATTTTTTCAGCACTTTCTGTTTTTCGGCGTTCTTCGTGAGATTCGTATCGAAGCTTATTAATTCGCTTCTGAACTCTTTTGCTATAGCCTTTAAGCTCTTCCTCTCCTAGCTCAGAAGAATCATCTTCTTCCTCAACGGTCTCAGCAGAAAAATTTTCTTCTTCCTCTTGAACCCCGCCTATCTTAGTTCGGACACCAAAAAACTTATCTTCTTCTGACATTGATAATTCTTGTTCGCTCATAGCTTGGCAATCCCCCTTGGATCTTCGACAACAGCTTCAACACTATCGTCGTTGATTAATCTAAACTCCTTTCCGTGAACTTTAAATCTTGTGCCACTGTAAGAGCGCATCAAGATCCAGTCTCCTTTTTTGCAGAAAGGCCCAGATGGGAATCGTTTTTTATCGGCATAACAGTCTGGGCCTAGCTCAAGCACCATACCTGTAATTGATCCGATCTCTTCCTCATAGAGCGTATTGTTGGATTTAATAATCCCCCCGCCAAACTCCTTTTCAGGCTCTGGCAGAGCTATCAATATTTTATACCCAGACGGGTTTGGCAATTGATTAGCCTTGCGAGCATCTTCTTGCTCGTTATTCTTTGCTAATGCTTCCATTAGTGTTTTCCTAGCACTGGAAAAAAGCGTCCAGAGTCGCCTGCGCTGCTCTATACAGCGTTATGCATTCTCGTATTTTGATTGCAGATCAAGAACTTCCCTTTCGGTTAATGCTAACCCTTCAATAATACCGCAACATTTTGAGTATTCTTCAAAGTTTTTGCAACCCCCGCCGCTTATATGGTCTGCATACTCGTTCATTTGAGATCTTATGGTTTTTTGTAGGTGAGAAAACACGTTTTCTTCTGAAAAACTACTCACCCATGATCTCCTTCATAATCTCAACGCCAAGCTTTGCCCCTTCAACTTGCTCTTTAGAGGCTATTCTTTTGCTATCTAGCTGTTCTCTGTCGTTATCTTCTGAGATTCTTACGGCTAACTTAGCCTGTTCAAGCTCCATTTCTTGATCAAGTTTATCCTGATCAAAGCTTGCCTTAGCCATTGCCTTCTGAGCATCAAGCTGCATTCTTGCTTGATCCATCATCATCTTTCCTTGAGCTTCCATCTCTTTAAGCTGCAACTCTCTTTGCTGCATCTGAACCACAGGGTCTTCTTGCATCTGCTGGTTTTGCTGCATCTGCTGCTCTTGCTGATTCTTGCCTAACAACTGTGCTGCCGCTGGTGCAGCCAACTCAGAGATTCTAAACTCAATATCTTCAGGCAGCTTTTCGCCTGGAAGCGGTAGCTTCATTCCTAGTTCTTTTTCGATTTTTTGTCTGTACTCGAAGGCAACGTGTTCTTGAACATGCGCTGAGAATACTGCTTGTATTTTCCCTGCATCTGGAGCTTGAGATAAAATACTTTGGAGCTTAGGGTCTTGCAGTGCTGACATATGTACTTGTATATGCGCTTCATGGTCTTGGTAGATGAAAGCTTTGACAGGATCTCCGTTAATAATCCCCATGTTTTCCGAAACCGGATCTGTTGGGTGGATATCATCTTCTTGAGGTACGATTTTATCTGCATCTTGTATATTTAAAACCTCTAACATCTGTCTATGAAGCAGGGGTAAGTTATACATCTGTGGTGCTTGCGCTGAAAGCTGTAATGCCGCCTGATATTGCATAATTCTTTGCGCCATTGTCCCTGCATTTGGATCACTTACCGGGATAATGTCTATTCGATCATCAAAATCAGCAGAAACAAGCTCTTCACTGTCTGACATATAAGGATATGCTTCTGGGCCAAAATCCCTAACCAAGCGGGCTAATAATTTAAGCTCTACGCGCATAGATGCGTGTAATCTGGCCTGAACTGCGCTCATAACCTTCATTGAACGCTCTAATATTGCCAAAGTAGTCCCGACAGGGGCTTCAGAATTCATATCTGCCGCTTTTACATCAGCAGCAGAGGCAAATCTGCGCCCCTCTTCAACAATACTGCCTAATAATTGAGCTAAAACAGAGCTTGGCTCTTTATAAGGAAGAAAACTAATGTTTTCTTTGATAGTTCCACCCGGAACATCAACATCCCTAAACTCTCCGGGCATAATTGGGGAGTCATCACCCTTAATTCTTAGCCCTCTTGCCTTCAAACCACCCGGAAGGTTAGATAAAGTACCTGCATCTACCAGTTGACGAAGCAAAGAGGTGGCAGATTTAGCTAATCCACCAATCATGTGGATCAATCCAAAGCCATAAAATCCTAAACCGGGGATATACTGATAATGAACGAAGTGTTCTCTTTTGTTTTTAAGATCATCTTCTTCATACCAATTTCTTCTAACAGATAAAATCGTTCTAGAAGACAAATCTATTGTTACAACGTAAGGAAGGTTGATTCCTGTTAGCTCTCCGTCACGTTCGTCCTCAAATCCGGGCAAATCTAAATCGACCTGCATCTCAAGGAGGGTGTGGCGAGAGTCTGCTTCGTAGTTTCCAGAGTCTCCTGTTAGCTCGTCATACTTTAGCTTAATCCTGTCAGGGTCAGAGGAAGCATCGTCTAGGTCGATATCTAAATAAAACCCAGAAACTTGTAGCTTCCTGATCTCATTAGGGCTTTTCTTCATTACATGCGTGGCTCGTTCGCAAGTAGCCAGATCAGATGCGCCGTAGCTAACAACAAAATCTTCTGCCGGAACAAACATGCTGCAAGGTCTGCCCAATGAAGGATCAAAGTAAACCTTTCTGAATGCAGATCCCGCTAAAGGCAGAGAGAAAAGCATTCTTTCTGTCTCAGTCCTATACTCCGTCATCTTTTCTGTGACTAGGTAGTTTAGGTAATCCTTAACTCTGTGGGCTTGTTTTTCTTTTTCTTCGTTAATGACACCAACAATGCTTGTCCTTACCGGCCCACTTGAAGGAAATAGTTCTTGTATTGCTTGAGATTGAAACCGTATGACCGCTTCTGTCAAAAGAGGGTGCGATACACCGCAAGCACCATCCCAAGGGGTGGTTCTGTCCTCCATCTTTAAACCAAGCAGTTCTAGCCCATCTATATATGACCGTTCCCAGTCAGAGCGACTATCCTTATCATTCTTATAAGAACCTATAAGGTCTGAAGCCATCTCATAAAGATCTTTAGGGTCTAGAACTTCAGCGAGATTAGCATCGTGAGATGAATCCAAAGAATCCGCCATGCTTGGATCAAAGTCTATTAAGACTCCACCGTCAGGGGTTTCGATAGATACAGACTCAGGATTTTCTATCTGAATCTCTACTTCTTCCATTTCCTGATTTACAGGGAATGGAGTGCTTAGTGGGCGGTCAATAGCCATTTAGCCATTCTTCCCGAAGTATTGAGTTCTTGCAGCACCACTGCCTCTAGCAATAGTTTTACCGCCGTTAGACATCATCTTGGTCTTTCCGCCTTTTATCATGCCTTTGGTCTTTCCTCCCATAGCCATACCTTTAGCTTTGGTTTTGCCACCTTTAGCCATGCCTTTGGCTTTAGACATATCTCTTTTGAGTGCGCCAGTAAGACCGCCATTAGCCATCATCTTGGTACTCATCTTGGCTTTACCGCCAGCCATGTAGCCTTTAGTCTTCTTCATTGTAACCCTCGCTATATAAGTTATTGAACACCCTAGCAGTGTCTTGAGTGTACTCCACATCTTCTTTGGAGTTATATGATTTTTGATTCGGTCTAAAGTCTGGCGCACCGTCCCCTGTCTCAAACCAAGCAGGGTGTGTTACCCGCACCCGATTATTAGGCAATGCCACTATATTTCCAGTGTACTCGCCTGCATCAAGAAGCTCCAAGACATGGCTCTGCTTGTGCTGTGCAGGGTCATCCGCTACCTCACTATCAGTGTAGTCTACCGTAAAGTAATACTTTGCCGGGTAGAACTCCCCATCAACTTTGGCAATCCAAGGTGCAGGAGAAGCTCTTTCTATCTTATAGACTGAGTGATGGTGAGACATGCAGTCCCAAGGCTGTACCGCCCAAGTAGGCATCGGTTCAGGCCATTCCTCATAAGGAGTGTCTGCAACAAGAGCTGTGATAGGCATTCTTGCCCACATAGCACCGCCGTGTACATTCTCCATCTCATCGTCATCATAG